CCGCGAGAGAGTAAATCTTCCGTGGGCTTTTTCTATGCCCGAAAACGTGTCGGTGTTGCCAACAAGCTGGGCAAAAGCAGGCATGACATTGAGCAAGATGCTATCTTGCCAACAACGTGGGCGGATTACGGAACAACATCTGGCAAGCTGCCACGTTGTAGATAAGATGGGCAGATTGCGGTGTAACATCCGGCAATATGCGATGTTGTAGATAACATGGGCAGATTGCGGCACAACGTCGGACAAGATGCTACGTTGTAAACAAGATTCGGAGGTGAAGGGCATTGCCACGGAAACCTAAGAGGCCGTGCCGGTACCCCGGCTGTCCCAGGCTGACGGAGGAACGGTACTGCGAAGAGCATAAGAGACTGGCGAACCAGCAGTACGACCGGTACAGCCGTGATAAGGCTGCGAGGAAGATTTACGGAAGCAATGAATGGAAAAAGATACGCGCCCGGTATCTTGCGGCGCACCCGCTGTGTGAACAGTGCCGGAAGGAAGGACGGCTGACCAAAGCGACCGAAGTCCATCACATCCTGCCGTTGCGGCGTGGCGGGACGCATGCAGATGAGAACTTGATGGCTCTCTGCAAGCCGTGCCACTCCCGGATCAGCATCGAGGATGGAGACAGGTTTGCACCACAATCGTTAAGGCACGGCTGAGGGTGGGGCCTTACCTGGGTATAGGTCGGAGGTCAAAACGGCCCCCAGGGGGCGTTAAAATCTCTACAGGCCCCTTTCTTACGACCGGGCGGGGGGTCGCATAAACAAAAACGCGGATTCAAACGGGGTAATAGGCCCCGGAACAGGAGTCAGGAAAAATGGCGAAGGACGGAACGAACCGGGGTGGCGCTCGGCTTGGCGCCGGGGCGAAGAAAAAGCCCCTGGCGGACAAGATTGCAGAAGGCAATCCGGGCAAGCGGCCGATCACGGTCATCAGTTTTAACGATGCTGCCGAAGATCTGGAAGGGCAGGAGATGCCTAAACCTTCCGAGATGCTGTCGGCAGTGCAGAAAGACGGAAAACCGCTGGTGGCAGCGGAAATATATGAGAAAACTTGGGCGTGGCTCCATGAAAGGGGCTGCGCCTCTTTAATTTCACCACAACTGTTGGAACGGTATGCCATGAGTGCGGCCCGTTGGATTCAATGTGAGGAAATGGTGACGGAATATGGATTCCTGGCAAAGCATCCGACTACGGGAAACGCCATGCAGAGTCCGTATGTGGCAATGGGGCAGAACTACATGTCGCAAACCAACAGGCTGTGGATGGAAATTTTTCTGATCGTCAAGGACAACTGTTCCCGTGAGTATAGCGGGGAATCCCCGCAGGACGATCTGATGGAAAAACTTCTGACGGCAAGGAGGGGACGGGCATGAACCTATACCAGCTGTTACATGAACTGAAAGTATGGAAACCCTATTTGACCCGGCAGCAGTATCGAACCTTAAAGGGACAGGCTGTCCACGGTGATGTGGCCGGGGCGGAGAAAGGATTGCAGCGCCTGCTGCAGAGGAGGAACGATGGAAATAGTAAAAAAGCAGTTGGCTGAGCTGATACCGGCTGACTATAACCCCAGGAAAGATTTGCAGCCTGGGGATCCGGAATACGAAAAGCTGAAACGGTCTATCCAGGAATTCGGCTATGTGGAACCGGTAATCTGGAACCGGCAGACCGGGAATATCGTTGGCGGTCACCAGCGCTGGAAGGCGCTGCGGGACTTGGGCATTACAGAACTGGACTGCGTGGTCGTGGATTTCCCACCGGAAAAGGAAAAGGCGCTCAATGTCGCTTTGAACAAAATTTCCGGTGAATGGGATAAGGGAAAATTGCAGGCCTTGATTTACGACCTGCAGGCGGCAGACTTCGATGTTTCTATCACCGGGTTCGATGCCGCAGAGTTGGACGACCTGTTCCGGGATGATGTGAAGGACAAGGTCAAGGATGACAACTTTGATGTCGATGCGGAACTGAAGAAACCGTGCATGACGCAGCGTGGTGACCTGTGGAAATTGGGCAGGCACCGGCTGCTTTGTGGGGATAGCACGGACGAGAAGTCTTACGACATCCTCATGGCTGGCCACAGGGCCAACCTGGTCGTGACGGATCCGCCGTACAATGTAAATTACGAAGGAACCGCAGGGAAAATAAAAAATGACAACATGGCGAACGATGCGTTCTACCAGTTCCTTCTGGCAGCCTTTACCAACATGGAACAGGTGATGACAGACAATGCGAGCATCTACGTTTTCCATGCCGATACCGAGGGACTCAACTTCCGCAGGGCTTTTAGCGATGCGGGTTTTTATTTGTCCGGCACTTGCATCTGGAAAAAGCAGAGTCTGGTGCTGGGGCGCTCGCCTTATCAGTGGCAGCACGAGCCCATCCTGTTCGGCTGGAAGAAAAACGGAAAGCATGAATGGTATACGGGACGCAAGGAATCTACGATATGGGAATTCGACAAACCCCGAAAGAATGCGGATCATCCGACGATGAAACCGATTCCATTGCTCGCGTACCCGATTATGAATTCCAGTATGTCCAACTGCATAGTGCTTGACCCGTTTGGTGGCAGCGGCTCGACACTCATCGCCTGTGAACAGACAGACCGCATCTGTTACAGCATCGAACTGGACGAAAAGTTCTGCGATGTCATTGTCAATCGGTTCATTGAACAGGTAGGCAGTTCTGAAAATGTAGAAGTTGTGCGGGACGGCGTGACCTACCGGTATGAAGAAATGACATCTAAAAATATATCTGAAAGTTGAAAATACAACTTGACTTTATGTGCGTTTAGAGTGATATATACACTAACCAAAGAACAAGGAGGTTCACAGAGATGAACGTAAAGACAAACGCACAGGGCAAGGACAGAAAAAACTTAGTAAAGGCCATCGCCGAGATAACCGGGCAGGAAGCAAAATACAACGGGGCGCCGGGATTCACCTACACGGTAGGGAACTACACGGTGGAGCGGGACGGCAGCATCACCACAGAGGACGAAGCCGGGATGAAGAACCTGGCCACGGTCCTCCGGGAAGGGGGATTTGAAATCGAGATGCCGGAAATGGAAATCCCGGCGGAAGAAACCAAAATCGCAGAGCCGGAGGAAGAAATGACAACGACCTCCTGGACCCTGACGATGCCGAGGGAAGACTTCACGGAAACGCAGGTCGACAACCTCGAAAAGATTATCGGCAGCAAGGCAGGCCTGATCAAGAAGGCGCTGGACAGCGAAGACCCCATCGTGATCCTCACGGAAGACAGGGTGGTATTCCCCTGGTTCAAGCGGATGCTTGGGAGCGGGGAGAGCATGGCAACCATGCAGTTCATCACAGCCCTTTGCCGGATGGCGAAGAACGCCAAGCGTGTCACGGCAACCGAGAAAAAAGTACCAAACGAAAAATACGCCTTCCGGTGCTTCCTGCTGAGGCTGGGGTTCATCGGGGCGGAATTCAAAGAGACCCGCAAACGGCTTTTACAGCGGCTGGAAGGTTCCTCCGCATTCCGCACCACGGAAGAAGAAAAGGAGGCTTGAGATGATATTCCCGAGCAGAGAGACAGTAAAGCAGATCAGAAATGAATTTCCGAAAGGGACGCGGGTCGAGCTGGTCAGCATGGATGACCGGCAGGCCCCGCCTCCGGGCACCAAAGGCACGGTCATAGGGGTTGACGATATCGGCAGCCTGCTGATGCGGTGGGACAACGGTTCCGGCCTCAACGTGGTGTACGGCGAGGATGTTGTGCAGAAGCTGAAGACGGTCAGGACCATCTGCTACGGCGAAGAGAAAATTTGGGACAGCCGGAAAGCCGCGATGGATTTTTTCTTCGATGCGATGATGGGGAGTGATGGCAGCGAAAAACAGCGGTACACCAACGTGTACATGAAACTTCAGATGGGCTGGGAGGTGTGCAGCGATGACCGATAAGGTACGGGAGCAGATCCTGAAGGTCCGGGATACGGGCAAGACAAATATGTTCGACACCTGTATGGTGCAGCGCATCGGCCTTAAGATGGGATTTTACGAGATGGTGATCTTCATCGAAGAGAACAAGAGCGAATACGTGAACTTCATCCTGCATGGAGATGAGAAGACCAGGCGGGAAGCCGCGAAGACCCGGCTTGAAAAGGACTACGCCACCGTGATGGAAGGCGAAGATGATGTGGAAAGCATCATCCTCCGCCGGAAGGCGGAAATCACCAGCCTGCAGCGGGAAGGGCGTCAATGCCGGAACGGGTTCCGGATGAAATGCATTCAACAGGAACTGGAACGGTTGGAACACGAACTGGAGATTCTGGTCGACCTGCTGTAA